AACAGAGACATCAAACAGAACGTGCTGAAGACCATAGACGGCGACTACCAAGAGGACTAATCACATGCTGATAGAAGACGTCCTTACAGAATTCAAGAGGACACACCTGGAGCACATCGAGGACATCGTGATCACCGACGGCTACGAGGGTGGACGTGCTGTGATAGAATATTTCAGAGGTTTATTATTAACATTAAAAGGAACCAGTTCAGAGGCCGTGAAGGTTTCCGTGAAGTGGGATGGTGCACCGGCGGTGGTGTGTGGTATCAACCCTGACAACGGCAGGTTTTTCGTCGGCACCAAGTCGGTGTTCGCCAAGGCGGCAAAGATCAACTACACCAAAATCGACATAGCCAACAACCACGGCACGGATGACCTGGGCCAGAAATTACTCAAGTGTCTTGTGCATCTCAAGAAACTGGACATGACGGGAGTTTACCAGGGAGACCTCTTATTCACTGACGAGGACATCACCCGTAAGAACATCGACGGCAAGCCAAACCTCACGTTCACACCCAACACCATCACCTATGCCGTGCCAGAACAATCGGATCTCGGTCGGCAAATAGACCGTGCCAAGGTTGGAATCATATTCCACACCACATACGTGGGGGACTCACTGGCGGACATGAACGCACAGGCAGGAGCGGATGTTGATGCGTTTACCCAATCGCCGGACGTGTTCTTTGACAATGCCACCTACAAGGACGTTTCAGGGTCAGCCAAGTTCACTGACGCGGAGACAAAACAGTTCTACAACGGCATCGAGAAACTGGAATCATTGTTAAACAACGTGCCGAGGAACCTCGCCAGCGTGTTGGGGCAGAACAAGGACTTCGTGCCCATGTTCCAGATGTACATTAACGCCCGAGTCAGAGAAGGTGAACTGCCAAACGATGCCAACCGGTTCCTACAGGGATTTCGTAAGTTCTACAATGACAAGATGGCTCAACAGATGTCAGGGCTCAAGGCACAGAAGGCTCTCAACTTGAGACAAGAGAAGATGAAACAGATGCCCATATTCCTCAACAGGGCCAAGAAACCACTACAGGCCATGCTGACATTCTACAGGGCAGTACAGACCATGAAGGCGTTCGTGCTGAGGAAGATGAACCAAGCACAGTCCATAGGGTCTTTCCAGCAGACGGACTCGGGTCTGCAAGTCACCGAGCCAGAGGGTTTCGTGGCAGTGGACCGATCGGGCAGTGCGGTCAAGTTGGTTGATAGGTTGGGATTCTCTAGGAGGAATCTAACTGCGATCAGCAAATTCAAGAAAAATTGATAACTGTTTATTGATCTCAGCACTTAGTCTGCCCTCATCAAAGAAGTTATTCTTATTGTGCTGTCTTAAATATTTCGTTTGCAGGTAAATGTCTTGCCAGTTCTTGGTGAGTAGATCCCTACAGGTGTTGGCTATCTTTTCCGCCCGTTCGTTTTGATCTCGCGCAAGGTCATAGCCCTCATCAAAATACTTCGAAAATGTCTTGAAACCCATCTCCCTGAGTTTCTGCAGGTAAAGGTAGTTGCCATGGACGACGAACACGTGCTCAGCGATTATAGATTTCCAGATGCGTTCGGTCATGAAAACTTCTGTGTTGACGTCCGTAGATTCGGACAGCAGGGAGTACTTGGTGTCTTCATACTGCCTAGGCATGATCGTTTGGTCCAACCCCCGTTCTGGATAAGGATGCACAATTTCATATTCCGGCGCTAGCTTAAGGGTAGGCCAATATGACACCAGACTACCCGTGTTGATGTCGGTGTGCAGTTGATCGTATAATTTCTTCCTGTGCTTTTTTGGTGTCTTGTTGAGGTAAAGGAAGTCAAACTTCTTCTCTGTGTGTTTGAATTCCAAATCATGATCTTTGTACTTTTTGTACATCAGCCACCAAAACCAGCTGGTGTCGCCGGTCCACCTGACGTGAGGCACGTCCACCATGGGCCATGTGTCCTCTGATTCCAGCGTGGAGGGACTCTCCCATGGCGTGGTTTTTATGAACACGAAGTTCTGGCTCTTCAAGAGCTGTATCCTGCGATCTATCTCTGCCATGAACTCTGGATTGTCTTTCAACCGTTGATTTTCCACACGGGTGTCTATCATGGCGAACCTCCGATCATAGGCGTCGAGGTTGTAGTCATGCAGTGTGTAGTACTCCCCGGTCATGTGGAAATCCTGGTGCGGCATGGAATTCATGTTGATGTAGTCCTCCAGCTCTAGGTGGTTGCCGGTCTTCATGACATCGGTCAATATAAAATTACGTTGCATAGTATCTATAAATATGGGTATGCTTACACCATTTTTAAAGTATGTATCTGAGGGCAAGGTCATAAGGCGACATAGTGATCTGCAGAGATACACGTTTCCAGAGGTCACGGAGAGGATATACCTCAGTTTTCTCGCGCTTTCATTGTTCAGCCAGATCAAAGAGATGAGGGACTTCGCTAAATCCTACGCAGATCACACCATGGCCAAGGGCACTTTCGACCAGGTCAGGATGATCAACAACGACCTGGCCAACATGCTGGCCATAGTGGCCGGTGACCCGGATATAACCAAGAAGCTGAAGAACAAAAACCAAGCACAGGCCATGAGGCAAAGGCAACCGGTGCCCGTGATGGCGTTGAGGAGGTACATGAGGACCTGGGAAGACCACTACAAGAACTTGACACAGTTGGAACGTGCCCTCAACATCACGGACGCCAACTACAAGAACCTCAGAAGAAATATTGCCAACTACAATGGGTTGGATGACAAGAACAAGCAGGCCACAAGGAAGAAACTGCTTCTGCACTTAGGCGCCAAACTGGCAGGCACGGACCTACACAGGGCCATGAAGGGGGCCGTGTGATGATCAAGTACATCTGTGAGCGTTGTGGCTGTGAACAGCACTGCGAGAAATCCTGCACTGAATGCCTGGACTGTCCGGACTGTGGTTGTCAAGAATGTGATGGCAAACGAGAATAGTTTCTGGGTGCTGTACAGCCAGCACACCGAACCCACATACCTGGATGACGCCGGACACGGACAACGGCCACAAAGGGACGCCGCACTGGAGCACGTCAAGGAATGGCGCGTGTGCCTGGACATCGGTAGCAACATCGGACAGTGGACCAGACCCTTGGCCAAGAGATTCACTAGTGTGATCTGCTTCGAGCCCAACCCCAACTTCAGGCAGTGCTTCAAGCGGAACATCACGGAGACCAACGTGGTACTATGGCCCTATGGTTTATCCAACAAGGAACACCAGGCCCAACAGGAGTTCAACTCAACGATCTTGAACCAGGGTGCAGGTGACATCCAGTGCAGGACCTTGGACAGTTTTGGACTGACCAACGTGGACTTCGTCAAGATAGACGTGGACGGGTTCGAGGTGCCACTGCTGGAGGGAGCCCGTGAAACACTGACCAAGAACAACGCCGTGGTCAACATCGAGATGAAGCGTGACAAGAGGACGCACATCGTGAAACGAGCCGAGGAGATATTGCGAGATCTGGGCTATCAGTTCAAAAAACGCACCAAAAGTGACGAAGTCTGGCTGAAAACGTAATAATACAGCATAATTTACCAAACACACCCATAAATACATTTAACTTGATGCCTGAGCGGCATCATAGTCATTTAAATCAGATAAAAAGGAGGATCTAAAATGGCAATTAACTCAAACAGCACTGCTTTCTACACAGCAGACAAAGTATCAATCGGTTCAGGTAAGGACATTGAATTTTTCACGGTAACAGTGAAGAATGGTTCAGCAGTTGCACTTGACATTGATGCATTAACACACAACGGTGGAATCGTGGACAAGATTTTACAAGCGATCCAAACCAGAGGAACTGTAAAGTACTTCAACGTGACAACAACTAACGGTGTAATCACTGTGGGTGTTGAAGGTGAAGACACTTGGGGTGACTCAGACGGTAACGTTGCTTCTCCAACAGCGACAGCGGCGGCCAACATGCAGACTTACCTACAATCATTAGGTACAGCACTAGCGGCCAGAGGCCTAAGAACAGCAACTTCAGATGACACGACTTACGACGTGAGTGGTTCAACTGTTGTGGCTTCTGAAATGGTACTTGCGTAATCGTAGTAATCTAGAAGGAGAATAATACAATGGCAATAACTCAGAACAGATCTACGGATCTTACAAGAAGACAGGCTTTCAACGGCAAGGGTTTAACTTTCGTTGAGGTCATCTTTGACGACGCTATCTCGGCTTCTGCTACTACTCCAGAAGCACTTGACTCAGTGTTTGACAAGACGACAAAAGTCATCAACAAGAACGGTACACTACTAGCGGCCTCATACAGGTTAGCGGCGAAGGCCACTGACAACGATGCGGCAGAGGTGGCGGCGATAGACGCGGATGATTCAATCGACTCATACCAGTACATCGTTGAAGGCACACCAGGACAGTTCAACAACGCGGACTCAGCCGGCGACATCAACATGGATGTTGACGCGACTGTGATCGGTGACGCTGAAGCTGACCTTGAGTCTGACATCCTAGCCAGCCTAGCGGTCAGTGACTCAGCGGGTAACGTTCACGTTAAAATCAGAACATTATTACCAGAGGGCGTAAGCTCAACAGGTGACGATGCGATCTACGGAATGTTCGACCAAAGGGGTGATGCGTAAGCATAACCACTAGTCAACAGACTGGATCAACAAAGGGCGGGTCCTTAATTGGCTCCGCCCTTTTTTTATGACTTAAATATCGCTATGCACGAGTACAGGATACACACCCTAGTGGACATAACTGACAACGGCAACCTTAAAAAAGCGTTCCCGTTCAAGACTGAGGCCGGGGAGGTCATACACGACAAGCACTCGTTGGCCATAGCGAAGAACCAGAACTCCAACTTCAACACCATGATACAACTGTTACAGATGAGGGGCAACATCACATGGGAACTGCCGCCACAGCGGATCGAGATACAGAGCCTCCGGAACCACATATTCGGATCGTTCTACGAGGGCCGGCAGACCACCTGGCACTTCCAGTTCTTCACGGAACAGTCGGGCGTGTACGGTGACGACACAGATCCCGTGGCACAGTTGACGGAGGACTTCCACCAGGTGCCCATACTTTCTTTCTGCAAGGAGACAGTCACGTTCCCACTGAGCACGTTCGACACCTTGACACCTGTGAGCAAAAACACATACTTTTCATACGCGGGTCCAATCGATAAATAACAATACATTAAGGCACAAGAACAAAAACTTTTAAGGCTTACAGAGGCAATGATACAGGCACAATTCCAGGCTATAGGAGCGGAGATCAGAGAGATCAAACAGGAGTTGAGAGAATACATAAGACTTATGAGTACAACAGATTTAGAGAAGACTAATTTAGAAGCACACGTGGACCTTTGCTCGGAGAGGTACAAGGGCCTACACGACAGGCTGAGTGCGATCGAGATGAGACTGGGCAAGATGAACGAAGAGATGACTGCCGGTCACAAGTCACAGACCAAGACCATCATAGCAACAGCAGGCACAGTGGTGGCGGGACTACTATCAACAGTGGTGGTGATCCTGATGAAGATGCCAGGCTAACAGCCATATCCAGCAAACACAGATGTTCATACAGATAGCACCCCGGGTAAAGGTCTTCGTGACAAATGAAGACATGGCATTCATACTCAAACACCGATCGGAATCATTCCGCGGCAGTGAGTTACCACCGGAACAGCAAGACAGGGCCAAGCGCCTGGCCGACAAGGCCATATTCGTCAGGAAGAAACTTGACACCGACGTCCAATACGCTTTAAATAGACAGATTAGGATCGTTCGGAATGACACAAAAAAATAGATCAGAACTGGTAAAACAGATCGAGGCCTATGGCCTACGCAACAAGTTGGCGGAACTCGCACGGAAGGAAGAGGCACGCAGACCGTTCCGACACCTACCCAAGCAGTTCGCGAAGGGCATCCTGATCGGCAACATAGCCATCGTGCCCAAGAAGTTGACCGGCACCAGGTACGCCTATGTGATAGCGGACATGCTGGAGGCCACAATCATACACGAGGACATCAATCTCAAACAGACCGCCATACTGGTGGCACACCACCTGGCGGACGGCAAGAACGTGCCCACCAACCTCATGGAACTTGACACCAAGTTCGCGTCACAACTGTTCGACATACAGAACGCCAAGCGCATGATCAAGGAGGCTCAGAAGAACAAGGACGAGGCGATGGAGGACATCTACTGGGACAGATTGGACGTCGCAAACCGCCTAGCGGACGAGTGCAAGAGCAGGATACAGATGATTTTCAATGACACGTTCGGCGCATAGATAATAAATAAACACGTATGAAGAGCTTAGAACTTACAAAACCCATAACAACAGAATCATTACTGAAAGAATTCGAATCCAGGTTCAACCAGACCATGGATCTCTCACAGTTCACCAAGGAGGAACTGGAGGACTACGCCAACCATGTGAGGACCAAGATACACGAGATCACACAGAACACGCACTTCGGCAGGGAACTGAAA